TCGTCCTGTTTATCCCCAAAAACGGCCGTAACGACCCAGCAAGGCCCCTGTTTGGGCCAACCCGCTCAGGGCTTAGAGTAATGACGGCAAAACCCAAACGGCCCGTAACTGGGGCGGTAGAACCACGGCTTCACAACAAGTTTTTAAAAGGCCCTAGCCGCGGCGATGAGGTTGCACAACTAGCTGAGGATATTGGCCTGCCCTTGCTACCGTGGCAGCGCTTTGTTTTAAACGATATGTTGACCGTTGACAAAAACAAACAGTTTGTGCGCAAAACAAACCTTGTAATTTGTGCGAGACAAAACGGCAAAACGCACCTGGCGCGTATGCGTATCCTGGCGGGCCTGTTTCTGTTTAATGAGCGTAACCACGTGGTAATTAGCTCGGCCCGATCTATGGCCCTAACTACTTTTCGTGAGGTGGCTAATGCAATTGAGGATAGCCCTGAGTTAAAAAAGCAATTAAAAAGTATCAGGTATGCAAACGGCAACGAGGCCATAGTTTTAAAGTCAGGCGCTCGCTTAGACGTACGCGCGGCTACTAGAGACTCAGCCCGCGGCGCTACAGCTGATTTTTTGTTTATTGACGAGCTGCGAGAGGTTGACCAACTCGCGTTTGCAGCGGCTATGCCAATTACGCGTGCAAAACCTAATAGCCAAACCCTGCTCGCGAGTAATGCGGGTGATGCCTTTAGCATTACTTTAAATGAGGTACGCGAAAGAGCGTTAAGCCACCCGCCTGCCTCAATGGGTTATTACGAGTACAGCGCGCCCCAGTTTGCAGCTTTGGATGATCGCAAAGCCTGGGCACAGGCCAACCCAGCTATGGGCGTACTGATCACGGAGTCGGCTTTAGAGGAAGCTTTGACAATTCAAACCACCGAGCAATTTCGCACCGAAAGTTTGTCTCAATGGATTGACAGCTTACAAAGCCCCTGGCCCCACGGTTCTGTTGAGGATGCCAGCGACATAAACCTAAAAATGAGTCCTGGGCCGCTAACTGTGTTTGGTTTTGACGTTAGCCCTAGTAGGCGAGATGCCAGTTTAGTTATGGGTCAGATATTGCCTGACGGGCGCATAGGTGTAGCTGTGTTAGATACCTACAGCTCACAGGTTGCTGTTGATGAGCTTGCTATAGCTGCCAGTATAAAAAAGTGGGCTGATCTGTACTACCCGCGGCTTGTTTGCTACGACAAATACACAACGGCCAGTATTGCCCAAAGGCTACAAAATGCAGGCGTACAAACTCGCGATATATCAGGGCAAAGCTTTTATACCGCTTGCTCGGACTTTCACGACAGCCTAGTAAACGACAGGCTGCGCCATAGCGGGCAAGATTTGCTCGTGCAACAAATGGCCAACTGTGCAGCCAAAATTACAAGCGATGCCTGGCGTATCGTGCGCCGTAAGTCAGCTGGCCCTGTTGATATTCCAATTGGCCTAGCTATGGTTATTCACATACTGGCCCAACCCGTAGCTGAGGCAAAAATACACGTTTAGACACGCCGATAGATTTTTGGCCGTATGTCGTTGACTTTTACGCCATTATTACGTTATGGGATTGTTGCAAACTTTAGGTATTACTAAAAAAGATGTTACCGCACAGCTTGCCCCTGCCGTTATGTCGCAGGGTTATGGCGCTGGCGTTTACAGTTATGGCGGCCTTTATGGTGCTGGCAACGGCGTGCCTTTTATGGATCGTTACGTAGCTTTGCAAGTACCAGCTGTTGCTAGATGCCGTAATTTAATTGCAGGCGTTATATCTAGTATAGATTTAGAGTTATATAAAAAATCAACAGGTGCAAAATTAGAAAGTCCTTTGTGGCTTGATCAGTTTGATATGCGCCAGCCGCGCAGCGTAACTATTGCTTATTTAGTGGACTCATTACTATTTTACGGTGTTGGTTATCTTAGGGTTTCTAGCGTGTACCAGGATGACGGGCGCCCTAGTGGTTTTGAATGGATTGCAAACACTCGTGTAACAGTTACTACTGACCAGTACGGCGAGCAGGTGGACTACTACACAATTAACGGTGAGCGTGCCCCTATGTCGGGTATTGGTTCGCTTGTTACTTTTCAAAGCTTGTTACCTGGCGTATTAGAAACAGGCGCACGCACAATACAGGCAGCTATTGACGTACAAAAGGCCGCAGCTGTTGCAGCTGCAACACCAATGCCAACAGGATTTATTAAAAATAGCGGTGCTGATTTACCTGAGGCACAAATTAGCGGTTTGCTAGCTGCGTGGAAAGCTGCACGTACCTCACGATCAACGGCCTACCTTACTAGCACTTTAGATTACCAACAAGTTGGCTTTAGTCCTAAGGATATGACCTACAACGAAAGTAGCCAGTACTTAGCTACTGAGGTTGCTCGCTTAATGAACGTACCTGCCTATTACATAAGCGCGGATATGAATAACAGTATGACTTACCAAAATATCCTTGACGGTAGAAAAGAGTTTGTAGCTTATTCTTTGCAGCCGTTTATTAGTGCTATTGAAAACCGCCTAAGTATGGATGATATTACAGCGCACGGTAACGTAGTGCGTTTTGCTTTAGATGAAACTTTCTTACGTGCAGATACAGCTGCGCGTTTAGATGCAATTGAAAAGATGTTAAATCTAGGTTTAATTGACTTAGAACAAGCTCAGAGTATGGAACAGCTAAGCCCTAGTGGCCTTAATGAAGGAGTAGCAACTAATGCAACCGTTAATCTTAACGTTTAGTGGCAATATTGAAGCTGTGGATAGCGGTGACCGCCGAACTATCTCAGGCAAAATTGCACCTTATGGCGAAATTGGATATACCTCAGCTGGCAAGGTAGTTTTTGCTGAGGGTTCAATTAGCGCACCTGAACCTAGCCGCGTAAAACTTTTGATGTCTCATGACAATTCAAAACCCGTAGGACGTATGCAAAGCATTACCTCAGCTAAAGACGGGTTGTATGCCAGCTTTAAAGTGAGCGCATCATCACGCGGATCAGATGCAATTTTGCTAGCCCAGGAACAACTTATGGACGGCTTATCCGTTGGTGTTGAAGTTACAGCATCAAAGCCCCAAAAGGACTATCTCCTGGTCACCGCTGCCACTTTACGCGAAGTGTCACTTGTCGAGAGCGCGGCTTTTAGTAGCGCTGCGGTGCAAAAAATTAGTGCGCAAGAGGGCGATATGCCACTAGATGCAGCTGAAACAACTAGTACAAAAATTACGACTACTAACACCGTAATAAATACAACAACCACCGAAACCGAAACCGAAAGCGAGGCCGCTGTGACTACAGCCCCCGATCAAAACGCACCTGAGGCCGTTGACGCCACAGAGCAGGCTGCACCTACAGTAGAGGCAGCTCGTAAAATCATCCTACCTAGCGCACTTAACTCACAACGAGTACGCACACCTATTGTCAATATGGGTGCATACACAGAGCATAAAATCAAAGCTGCACTCGGCAACGAGGACTCAAAACTTTACATTACGGCAGCCGATGATGATTTCAGTACTAACCCTGCATTTTCACCAACACAATACCTAAGCGAGTTTCCAACGAATACACGTTTTGGAACACCGTCTATAGATGCGTGTTCACGCGGAGTTTTGCCAGCTAGTGGCATGACGATCAACGTGCCTTCTTTGGTTACGTCTGCGGGCGGTAAATCAGGCGTAGCACCTGTAGTAACCGTTGAAGCAGAGGGCGGCGCCGTTGCTAATACAGGAATGGTTACAGAGTACCTATCAGGTACTGTAAATAAGTACTCAGGTATGAATACCATTTCAATTGAGCTTTTGGAAAGATCAGATCCCAATTTCTATTCTGAATTGACAGCTCAGCTTCAAAATGCGTATTTAAAGACACTTGACACAACAGTTAATGCTGCACTTATTACAGCGGGTACTGTTGCTACAACAGCACAGGCAGCAACGTCTGCGGGTATTATTGGTTACGCATCAGAAGCAGCACGTCTTGTTTATGAGGCTACTGGCTACTATGCACAAAACTACGTAGCTAATGGAAGCCAATGGCAGCTTTTGATGTCCGCATCGGATACCACGGGGCGGCCAATTTATTCGGCCAGCCAGCCGATGAACGCGGGCGGGCTTACCCAACCAGGTTCAATTCGCGGTAACGTGCTAGGCCTTGATCTATACGTTGATAAGAACTTTGCAGCCACAACAACTGTTGATGACTCAGCAATTATTCTTGCACCTGAGGCCTTTACTGTTTACCAATCACCTCAGGCGTATATGTCTGTAAACGTTGTATCTAACCTACAGGTACAGGTTGCTATCTATGGATATATGGCAACAATTGCTAAAATGCCTAAGGGTATTATCCGTTACAACTTTACCTAAGATAACCCACTAATAGTTTGGTGGGCCTCTTAGCCCTTTGAGGCTCACCAAACCTAAGTAAGTAAGGAGTACACAAATGCCAGCAACCTACGTTACCGCCGCGACTTTAAAAGCCTCGCTGGGCGTTGGCACCCTGTACGACTCTTACACCTGGATAGAGGACACCTGCCAGGCAGCTCAGGATTTAATTAACGGCTTTTTGTGGTTTGATGCCGCACCTGTTGTTGGCACAGCTTTAGTTAATAACGTAGCTACGGTTATGGTTGCTAACCCAGGCATATTTACAACAGGCGAAAGCGTAACCTTGAGTGGGTGCGGCTCAACCTTTAACGGTACTTATACGATCACAGGCACAATACCTTTTAGCACGGGCACAGCTAATATTTTGCCAGCGTTTAATATGAACCTTAACTATTGGCAAAACCCACAGGGCTACAGCTTTATTCAGTTTGCTAAGACCGCAGCTAATCAAAACTTTAGGCGTGTGTTGCCTTATGGCACCGTTACAGGTGATGATACAAAAACAACCACTTATGCAAATACTCCTGCAATTAACGCAGCTGCGCTTATGTTGGCTGAAAATATTTGGACAGCACGCTTTAGCACACAAAACGGCGGTACAAGCGTGGACGGCTACAGCCCTAGCCCGTTTAAAATGTCTAATACTTTAATGGCATCTGTGCGCGGGCTTTTAGCTAATTACTTATCACCCGCGGCTATGGTGGGATGATGACAGCTGCAATAACAACTCTACGCAGCACTATAGCTGCGGCCCTGGCTAATGCTGGGGTATGGACAGTTTTTAATTACCCGCCCTCAACAATGCAAAGTAGCAGCGTTGTGGTGGCCCCAGCTGATCCATATATTACGCCTAGCAATAACTCACGTGCAGCTATTGCACCTTTAGCAAACTTTAAAATTATTATGACGGTGCCAATGTTTGACAATGCCTCTAATTTAATTGGCATAGAGGACACAATAGTAGCCGTGTTTAATAAACTAGCCTCTAGTGCAATTGTTTTTAATGTTACTGGCGTTAGCGCGCCTAGTGTTTTGAGCGTTGCATCAGGTGAATATCTAACGGCAGACCTACAAATATCCGTACTAACAAGCTGGACATAGGAGCATAAAATGGCACTTACAGATGAGGAAAAAGCATTTTTAATCAAGATTGGCCAGGATTTGCCAAAGGAGATTAAAGAAACCCAACCAAAAGAAACAACAACACAGAAAGTAGAGGAATAGCCCTAATGGCAATTTTCTTATCAAACGGCGTAGTGGCTACTCTTAACTCAGTAGTGCTA